AAAGGAACGGGATAGTAAACCCACAGTCATAAACTTAACTAATAATTAAAAGGAGATTAGCAATGGCTAACGAAACGACTAGTAGCACCTTATCAGAATTATATACGGAAATAATTCAAGAGGCGCTTTTTGTAGCTCAAGAGCAATCAATAATGAGAGGTCTTGTAAAAAACTACACAATAGCTGGTGGCGGAAAGTCTGTTGAAGTTCCTATTTATAGTGCCGTATCGGCAAGTGCTGTAAATGAAGCAACAGATTTATCTAACACTGCAATTAATCCAACTTCTGTAACTATAACAGCGTCAGAAGTAGGTATCATGACTACACTAACAGATTTAGCGAGAAACTCTGCGTCAAGAAACGTAGCAAGTGATATTGGTAAATTATTTGGTGAAGCAATCGCAAAAAAAATTGACACAGATTTAACAGCGTTGTTTGACGGATTTTCAACAAGTATTGGTGGAGCAGGAACTGAATTAACAATAGACAATATTTTTAAAGCAGTAGCAACATTAAGACAAGCAAACGTACCAGCGCCTTATTATGGTGTGTTCAATCCAAAGGTTATTTACAATGTAAAAAAATCTTTAACTAATACATTTGTAAATCCAAATGCTGGTGATATGCAAAATGAAGCTATGAGAACTGGCTTTATTGGTCAAATTGCTGGTGTTCAAATCTTTGAATCATCAAACGTTGACGGAACAACTGATACAGATAATTGTAAAGGTGGAATCTTTTCTCAAGACGCTTTAGCTCTCGCTATGATGCAAGATCTAAAGGTAGAAAGCCAAAGAGATGCTTCTTTGAGAGCAGATGAAATCGTTGCAACGGCTGTTTATGGTGTTGGCGAACTTCATGATTCTTATGGTATTGAAATGCTGAACGAGTCAGTAATCAACTAAAGTAATTAGGGGTGGTATTCCGCCCCTTTTTAAATTAAAAGAAAATATTATGAGCGATACAGTAAAACTTAAAAGAGGCGAAAAAGTAATCACAAGAAGCAAAACAGATTATGAGATAAACAAAACTGTATGGATACACAGAGGTTTTGAAATAATGGAAGCTCATACTTCTCGTGATATACCTCAAAAAAGAAAACCAAAAAAAAGTAAAAAATAATGGCAACGTCAGAGTTTGCAGTAGCCAATAGTGATTTACAAAAGTTTCAACCAGACATTTTAGGGTTTGGTATTGCAGACTTTGGCGATGAATTACAACTCGCTGAAAATGATGTTATAAGACAAATAAGAGCAGAGTGGTGGGAAAAGTATAGACATTCAGTACGATACAAAGATATTACAAAAGTTACCAGTGTTGAAATGGACAGCAGTAAATTAACAAACAGTCAATGGACAAACTGTGTTTCATATATGGCATTATGGAAATACATTTTTCCACAGCTTACTAAATGGCGTGAAGAAGAAGATTCATTTATGCGTCAAATGAAATTTTATCGTGATCGTTATAGTGAGGAATTCCAAGCTGTACTTCGTGATGGTGTTGAGTATGACGAAGACGGAGGCGGAACTGTTTCAGATAGTGAGAAAGAGCCGTTTCATGATTTACGTCTTACTCGTTAGTGATAAATATAAAAATTAATTTTAGACCACAACAAGCAACAAACTTTCTTAAAAGATTAATGCGCAGAAACAAAAGCGCTAGGTTTACGGCGTTACGAAATGTTGCACAAAAACAACAGGCAACAATACTCGCAAGAACTGACAAAGGGATTGGTGTAAATGGAGCTTTCAAAAGATACACTGATGATTATAGAGATTTCAAAAGAGGTATTGGTCAAAGTGGCAGACCAAACTTACAAGTGTCAAACTTTATGCTTTCCAATATGCAAGTAAAAGGTAATAGTAATATTGCCACAATATTTTTTAGAAATCAAAAAGCCAAAGAACTTGCAAGTTTTAATGACAAGACAAGACCATTTTTTTCTGTTACAAACAAAGAAGAAAAGGATATTCACAGAATATTTGCACAGCAATTTTTTAGACACTTAAAAATATGAGTAAAAGAGAAAACATAGTAGCTGACATCATTACCAAACTTGACGCTGTATCAAGTCCAATTGAATTTATTAAAATAACAAGAGAGCCATTTGATCCTCAAGAGTTAAGTGACGCTCAATTTCCAGCGTTGTTTGTAGTAAGTGGCGATGAAACAAGAGAATTAAGCTCATTAGGAGCAGTAGGAAGTGGCAAACGTACAGGAACAATTGACTTTGTGTTAACTTGTTTTGTCAAAGGAACTGACAGCAATCTTGATACCAAAAGAAACCAAGTAGCAGAAGTGGTTGAAGAAACATTAGACAATGATATAACTAGGAACGGAAATGCTCTCAATACGGAAATCGTTGAAATAAGTACAGACGAGGGGGAGTTTCAACCTTATGGCGCTGTCCGTATAGTTGTAAGAGTATTGTATGATTTTGTAAGGGGAACTGCATAATGGCTAAAAGAATAAAAATATATTTTCCAAATGGAAAAGATCAAATTGAAATACCAGATGACAAGTTAGATAAATATCTTGCCAATGGTTTTAAAATTGATAAAAAGGTTAAATCAACGGCAAAAAAAGTTGAAGTTGATGAAAAAAAAGAAACAAACGAGGAGTAAATTATGGCAACTCATGTTGGTACAAGTGGAGTAGTAAAAGTAGGCTCGGCAACGGTTGCCGAAGTAACTGGTTTTACTCTCAACGAAACTCAAGATACAGTTGAAGATACTAGCTTAACTGATTCAAAAAAATCTTATGTAGCATTACGAGGTGACGCTACAGCAACTATTGAAGCTCATTGGGATGAAACAGATACTAACGGTCAAGAAGCGTTAGATGTTGGTACAAGTGCTACAATAGAATTATATCCAGAGGGCGCTGATAGTGGCGATAAATATTATAACGGCACAGGCATTGTAACTGGTATGGATGTTGGAGTAACTATGGATGGTATCATTTCTAGAACTATTAACGTTCAATTTTCTGGTGGTGTAACACACTCAACAGTATAATTTATGCCAGAAAAAATAGATTTTTTTCAAGGTGTAAGAGATCACTTTGAAAGTCTAGAAGTAAAAATAATTGAAGTCCCAGAGTGGGGTCTTGAGGGCGACAAAGCCATGTATGTAAGACCCTTCACTATGGGCGAAAAAGCTAAAATATTTAAAGGCGCAAATGATAGCGACCTTAATGTTTTGATTGATGTCATTATACAAAAAGCTGAAACAAAAAGTGGCGAAAAAATGTTTGGCTTAGAACACAAACCAAAATTTAGACTTAAAGCTGATACAGACGTTATATCAAGAGTAGCAAGTGAAATTCTTGCAAATGACAATACTGCTGACATTAAAAAAAACTAAACTCTGATCCAGAACTATACGCTATCATGGGCGTAGCAGAACGATTAAAAATGTCAGTTAGAGATGTATTGCAAATGCCAATACAAGAGTTTAATATGTGGATTGCTTATTTTTCAATACAACAGGAAAAAGCAGAACAACAACAACGATTGAATAAACGCTAATGGCTACAAAAAAAGTTAACATTGACATTGTTGCAAAGGATAGATCGCAACAAGCCCTTGCCAAAGTAAGAGGTAGTCTTGATAAAGTAAAACAATCTGTATTCAATGTTCGTAATGCTCTTGTAGGTTTGGGTGGTGGATTAGTTATAAAAAGTCTTGTCAATACTGGTAAAGAAATTGAAAACTTACAAGTTAGATTAAAATTTTTATTTGGCTCAACAGAAGAAGGAGCAAAAGCATTTGATGAAATGGCAAAATTTGCCAGTAAAGTTCCTTTCTCATTAGAAGAAATACAACAAGGAGCTGGTGTCCTTTCCGTTGTTGCCAAAGATGCAGATGAATTATCACACATTTTAAAAATTACTGGTAATGTCGCGGCAGTTACAGGATTAGATTTTAGAACAGCGTCAGAACAAATACAAAGATCATTATCAGCTGGTATTGGAGCCGCAGACCTATTTAGAGAAAAAGGTGTAAACGCTATGCTAGGTTTTAAAGCTGGTGCAAAAGTAACCATTGAAGAAACAGCAGAAGCATTTGAAAGAGTTTTTGGAAAAGGCGGAAAGTTTGACGGAGCAACTGATGAATTAGCAAACACATTTGAGGGAACGCTCTCAATGATAGGCGATAAATTTTTTAATTTTAAAAGAACAATATTAGACGCTGGTTTTTTTCCAGAACTAAAAAAACAATTTGGTGACTTTGATAAATTTTTAGAAGATAATCAAAAAACTTTAGATGAAATTGCTGTAACTATTGGACGTGGTTTGGCTCTTGCAGTTCAAAAACTTGCTGATGGTCTAATATTTGTAACAACACATTTTGACAAATTTGTATTCGCTATAAAACTAATTATTGCTCTTAAAGTAGCAAAGGTATTCATGGGTATTGCAACAGCAGTTATGAATGTCGCAAAAGCAACTGTACTACTCGCGGCAGGAACACAGGCAATTAAAAAAGGTTTGGTTGGTATAGCCATGGCAATTGGCACTGGTGGAGTTATGTTTGTTGCCTTTCAACAAATGAGTGATTTGTTTGATAGTTTTTTAACTGATTTAGATAAAATGGGAAGTGGTCAAGGTTTTGATTCATTGGGCGCACAACTTAACAAAATGGGTATCAATGCAAAAAAAACAAAAGATAGTTTAGAGCAAGTAAATGTAGAAACAATAAAAACTTTTGACATATTAACTTCTGCTAGAGAAAAATTAGAAAGAAATGACAAAACTTTTGACAGAATAAAACAAAGACAAATGTCAGAAATAGATTTGATTAGAAAAAGACAAGATGATGAAATTGCAATTGTCAATGAAAGTATAAGGCAACTTGCAATAATTAGAGATGAATCTATTGCTAGAGGTTTAATGAGTGAAACTATGGCAAACCAATTATTTGCTCAAAAAGTAAAAGATTTAGAAGCATTAAAAAATGATATTATGCTTGAAGGAAGCCAAGCAAGATTAAAAATAATAAAACAAGAAGCTGATGAAGCCTTTGCCATTATGCAAAAAAATTATGATGAACAATTCAATATTATTAGAACAGGAAACTTTGCACAATTAGATTTAACAAAATTAAGCAAAGATCAACAAGTTCAATTAACGAAAGACGCTGGAAGAGAATTAATTTCACAACTTGCTCAAACAAACAAAGCCATGTTCTTTTTAGACAAAGCATTAAGAATAAGACAAGCCATAATGAATACGTCTGCTGGAGTAACAAGAGCTTTAGCAACTGGCAACATACCATTAGCATTTATTATTGGTGGATTAGGAGCAGTTCAAATAGCCACAATCGCAAGACAACAATTTCAAGGCAGACGTTTTGGTGGAAGTGTATCAAGAGACAAACCATTTATGGTTGGTGAAGCAGGTCCAGAATTGTTTGTTCCAAATCAACAAGGCACTATTGTTCCAAATAATAAAATGGGAGGTCAACCAGTAACAGTTAACTTTAATATCAATACTGTTGACGCAAAAGGATTTAATGAATTATTAGTAAATAGTAGAGGCGTAATTGTTAACATGATTAACAGCGCTGTAAATGAAAAAGGTAGAACGGCAATAGTATGAGTGGCGCATTTCCAAGCACAGATTTTAACGCATTAAATTTAAAAAATAATCAAAAAACTTTAGTGTCAACAACTGATAGTGGTAAAACTTTTCGTAGACAAATTGATGGACAGCGTTGGTCATTTACTGTTTCATGTCCATTAAAAACAAGAAGTAACTTTGCGCCAATTATGGCTTTTATTGTTAAGCAAAGATCACAAAAAGAAAACTTTACAATTACTTTCCCATTAGACGCTCTTGGAAGTGAAACAGGAACAGTAAGCGTTAATGGAGCTCATACAGTTGGCGATACAACAATAACTGTTGATGGTCATGCTAGCGACACAGCTGGTAGTTTTAAAGCTGGAGATCTAATAAAATTTAGTGGACACTCAAAAGTTTACATGATTGTTGCTGATGTTACTCCAAGTAGTAACGCTTCAACACTTACTATTGAGCCACCACTTACAACTGCATTATCAAACAATGAAACAATAACTTATGACAATGTTCCGTTCACAGTACATTTACAAACAGATTTACAAGAGTTTGAAACAAATGCAAATGACAAAGACGGCAACTTATTATTTTCTTACGAGTTTGATGTTATTGAGAGTATATAATGGCAAGAGGACTTACAACTGCAGTCAAAAATGAACTTGCAACGCAAAACATAAATCCAATACTTTTAGTAAAATTAAATTTTAACACTCCAGTTTATTTGACTAATTGTAGTTTTAACCTTGTATCTTCTATAAGTGGTAGCTCAGAAACATATCAAGCAAATGGACACTTGCGAGGAATAACAAATGTTAGTGAATCAAATAAACCAACAAAAAATACTTTAGCTTTATCTTTAAGTGGTGTTGATCAAACGTATATATCAATTGCTCTTAATGAAAATATTATTAACAAAGATGTAGAAATTTACAGAGGTTTTTTAGACAATACTAATTCAATTATAGCTGACCCATTTTTACTTTTTTATGGTACAATTGATGATTTTAAAATAAGCGATTCAACAAAAACTGCTGGAATTGTTTTAACAATTACATCTCATTGGGGTCAATTTGAAAAACAAAATGGCAGAACAACATCATCAAATTCACAACAAAGATTTTTTAGTAGTGATAAAGGTATGGAGTATGCCGCGATTACAGTACAAGATCTTAAATGGGGAAGAACATGACAAGTTATCATTTTTACGAAGGTGGCAAAAAAGATTTAGAAGATATTGATGAAATATTGCATGAGTTTGAAAAAGAAGCTCCAGCTTTAGGTTATCCAAAAATTGACAATGAAAAACTTAAAACAAGAATTATTTATTTTATGACAAATGGCAAAGTAATTTTAGTCAAAGATTTAGAAAAAGACAAAGTTATTGGGATTGCTATATTGCACATGACAGAATTTTTGTGGAGTAATGAACAATTACTCAATATACAAACAATGTATGTGCTTGATCAATATCGTTCTTTTGCTTTATTCAATCAAATGATGAAACTTATAAAAAACCAAGCCAATGACAAACCAATTCATATGAGTATATCAACAAAGTTGATTGCAGAATCATTAATGAAAAGGGCTGGTTTTGAACAAATGGGCGCAATATGGAGAATGAAATAAATGTGTGAAGCTCCGGATATTGATATTCCAATCATTGGCGATATTATTGATATTGTTGTTGATATTATTTCTTGGATTATACCAATACCAGATATACCAGACTTTGGAGATACAAACCAAGATCAACAAGCTAAAGGCGTTTTAGTTAATAAAGCAAGTGCAAACGCACACATACCAATTGTTTATGGAACAAGGCGTGTTGGTGGTAATATAGTTTTTTTAGAAACTTCTGGAACAGATAATCAATATTTATATATGGCTCTTGTTGTTAGTGAGGGCGAGATTGATGATATAACAAAAATATTTATTAATGACAATGAAGTTACTTTTGATGGCGATTTAGCTGATAACACACAAAGAAACGTAGCAAGTAGTGATTCAAATTATTTTAAAGCTCCAGACGCAGATAGTAGCGCAGAAAGTTTAATTTTGATTGAGCCACATTTTGGAAGTGATTCACAATCTGCTTCAAGTTTATTAAGCACATTATCATCATGGACGAGTAATCATAAACTGCAAGGTTTGGCATATATTGCCCTACGCTTTACTTGGAACGCAGACGCTTTTGGTTCTATTCCAACTGTAAACGCAATAGTAAAAGGTAAAAAAGTTTATAATCCAAATCTTGATGGCACAAAAACTGGTGGAACTGGTTCACATAGAGAAGATACAAGCTCAACATGGGAATATACTGACAATCCAATTTATCAACTTTTAGATTATTTGCGTAATACAAGATTTGGTATGGGTATAACAAACAACTATTTTGATAGTAATTATGCAGATTGGCAAGTAGCTGGTGATGTTTGTGATACAAATATAACTCCATTTTCTGGAGCAAGTCAAATTGATTTAATGGACAGCCACCCAGTTATTGATACATCAAAAAAAGCAATTGATAATGTAAAAGAATTTTTAAAAGGTTGTAGAGGTATATTAAATTATTCTGCTGGTGTTTATAAAATTTTAGTAGAAACAACTGGTAGCGCTTCAATAACTTTGACGGAAGATAATATTATAAATGGAATACAAGTTTCTTCAAAAAATAAAAACTCAAGATATAATAGAGTTTTAGTTTCATTTATAAATCCAGATAAAAATTTTCAATCAGATGAAGTCCAATTTCCACCAGTTGATGAAACAGGATTAGCTTCAGCTGATCAACATTCAACTATGAAAACTGCTGATGGTGGTATTTTGCTTGAGGGTAGGTTTGATTTTTCAATGATAACAAGTCCATATCAAGCACAAGAAATGGCAGAAATAATTTTGCGTAGATCACGTTCAAGTCTTGATGTTTCTTTACAAGCAGACGGAACAGCAATAGATTTACAAATTGGCGATATTGTTAACGTTACTCACGCTACACCGGGTTTTTCTGCAAAAGCATTTAGAGTACACGCTATGACTGTAAATGCAGATTCAACAGTTAATCTTACTTTAGCAGAACATCAAGATTCATATTATACTTTTGGCACACAACAAGAGGTAGCAACAATACCAGATACAAACTTGCCAAATCCATTTTCTATACAACCTCCAGCTTCATTGACTTTATCTGACGAATTGGTTGAGTATGCTGACGGTATAGTAATAACAAGATTAATTATTACAGTAGGAGCGTCAACAGATAACTTTGTTGATAATTATGAAGTTCAAATCAAACAAACAAAAGACCAAAACGGAAACACAGTAACAGATTCATTTAGAGAAATAGCCGTTGGTAAAATTTTAGAATATCAACATTTAAACGTTATTGATGGAGCAGAGTATCAAGTAAGAGTTAGAGCTGTAAATACTTTAGGCGTAAAATCAACATTTGTATCTGCAACAAGAGTAATTGTTGGTGGGGTTGAAGCTCCAAGTAATGTTGAAGATTTTGCAGTAGAAATGCATGGACAAGATCACATGAAACTTACTTGGACACCACCAAGTAAAGAAAGTGATTTAGATATTTCTTTTTATGAAATACGTTATCAAAATGTAACAAGTGGCGCTAATTGGTTAAACTCATCAAATTTAGTTAGATGTACTCGTAGGAAATGTGATTTTGCTATCGTACCAGCAAGGACAGGAAGTTATTTAATAAAAGCCGTTGATAAAAATAGTAATACGTCAGCAGAAGCGTCAATCGTTTCAACAAATATATCTGGCATACAAGCATACAAAACTATTTCATCATTTACAGAAACACCAGATATTGTTGGAGCATTTGATCAAATGGATACAAGTTTGCCATTAGCTGTAAAAATTGATGATTCTGGTGATGTTATATTGACACTTGATACTGTTACAGATTTTGATGATACTGTGGGAAACTTTGACAGTCCAAGTGGGGATTTTGATTTAGGAGGAACTGATACAACATCAAATCCAAATAATAATAATACAAATCGTGACGCAAAAGGTTTTTACAATTTTTCAAATTCATTATCTTTGACACAAATTTATGATGGAAACATTGAGCCATCAATAACTTTAGACGCAGAAAATCCTTATGATAAATTTGATAGTGGACGAGGAGCATTATTTTTTGATGAAGCAAAAGCTCCATTTGACGGCACAGAACAAATACACGCTTTTCATAGAGTGCAAATAGCAACATCAACAACTTCATTAGCCAATTGCACAAACTTTGTTGATATAACCCAATCTGCAACTTTTAAATTTAAGTTTGCAAAATTTAGATTAAAACTAACAAATGATGATGATCAAACATCAAGTAACGTTAAAAATATTGCCATAAAATTAAACATGGAGGAAAGAGTTTTTGCAGAAAGTGATTTAACAACGTCAAGTGGCACACGCACAATAACTTACACAAATCCTTTTCATGATGTACCCTCGCTTGGTATCGCGGCACAAAATATGGCTACTGGCGATTTTTATACTATTACAAGTAAAACAGTTAATGGGTTTACAATTAATTTTAAAAACAGCTCAAATGCAAGTGTTGATAGAACTTTTGATTATCTTGCTAAAGGTTTTGGGTTGCAAAGCTCTGCGTAAGATTATATAGAAGTATCATGTCGCAAGTATCAGATGTAAGTTTAGCGAACCAAGGATTTAGCTCATTTCGTACTGAATTAAACAATATTTTAGGCGCTATGAACAGTATGCACATTGGAAGCTCAGCACCAGGCTCAGTAACTACTGGCACAATGTGGGTTGACAATGGCACGTCTGGTGTCTTAAAAGTAAAAATAAATGATGGCTCAGATAATGTTGAGCTATTTCAAATTAACATAAGCAGTAATGCGATTACTTCTGGGATGTCCGTTACAGGTACAATTACAGAAGCTGATCCAAACGCTTTACCATTAGCAATTGCGCTTGGTTAGGAGGTTAAATGGCTAATACGTTCAAAGTGAAAACAAATGGGGCTATGCCGGCAAGTGCTGGAACTCCATTAACACTTTACACAGTTCCAAGCTCAACAACGACCGTTGTGATTGGACTTATGCTTTGTAATATTCATACGGCTTCTGTAACTGCTGACGTACAACTTGTAAGTGATACTTCTGACACAGAAACAAATGAAACAGTTTTATTAATTAAAGATGTTACTATTCCAGCGAATACAACACTTGAGGTTTTAACAGGTGGTAAAATTGTTATTCAAGCTACTGACATTTTAAAAATTGAT